ATGAGGACGTTTGGAACGGGAGAATAGATAGCGTTCCCGCAAGTTACTACTTGCATAATTTTGAAGTTATACTCCACGATCTAAGGAACGATCCGTCTGGATATACTTCATGGTATTGGGAGACAATGGATACTGATTATGGGCGTAAAAATAAATAGTATCTTTGTAAGAAAAGCATGAAAAAGTTTATTATATCTTCTGAGTTAAGCACGGATAACTTTACTAATAAAATAATATTAGTAAGAAACAGTATGCAAATTATAGAATCAAAAGAGAATCCAATTAAGGATATTCAAGATAATTTAAATGATTATGTTTTTACAATAGCAAAAGTAAATGTAAAAGCGTTAGTAAATATACCTATTGATGATTGGGATAGTAACGAAGTATTTATAAAAAATGCTTTTATCAAATTAAGAAAATCAAATATATCGGGTTATATAATTCATTACGATAGTTGTTCTGAGATTTGGTATGACGATCACGGGAGCGATATGAGAGTTACTGTTAAAGTGAAAGAAATTAATGACAACGATAGTGTAGTTGTTTCTCCTATGATGACAAATGAATTGTATACTTTAAATGATATAGTCTCTATGAATCTTTTAAATAATTTATGGGAAGTTACTCAGTTGTATGAAGAATACAAGTTTAAAGAATTAGGATATTTTATAGACAACAGAAGTTATTTTGAACTTAATTCTGATGAATATAATAATCATATGTCTAAATTGTGGAGCTACGAGTACGAGAGAGAAGTTGATAATATAGAAAATACTTATATCTATCAAAATGAAACTTACAATTCTATTAAAGCATTTACAAAGGAAGACAAAATGCGATTTAATATAGGCATGTATCCCGTGTCCTACTTCTTTACACAAGAAAAGTTAGATTATAATGATTATGATTTGAAAACGGGAGATTTAATTACCTACACCAATAAACAATATATAGACGGAGAGCATAAAGAACAAGCATTATTAGTAATGGTTATTAGATCGGAAGATGATCTTCAAGATTTTTTTTCAACAAAACTTTGATTTAATCAAAAATTGTTGTAATATTACACTCTAATTAAACTAAATTTAAAATGGATAAACTAACGGCTCAAGAAGAAAGAGAGTATAATCATTTAAAGCGTCAGCTTTTTGATCAGAAATCTTTTATTGAAATGGATTTTGTTTCTAATCAGTTATTACTAAACAGATATAACGAATTAGCAAACAAGAAATCCAAAAGCGTATTAACAAAAACTTGTTAGTGTGTATGGAAGTTAATGTTAGGCGAGATCAACAACGTAATAAGAAACTGTATGGCGGGTTTCTTTCTTCCTAAAAAAGGTTTGGGTGGTAACGTAGTGAGTTCCCGAGTTGGAATTTATAAAATCTACAAACGGCAGGATAAAGCAAAATATCTAAGTACAATTACAGCTTTAAAGATAGTGCACGATTGAGACGATATAGTACCACACCTGCCCAACCTTATTTATTAACTTAATAATGTAAAAATGGATAAAGAATACAGAAAATTTTTAAGCAATTACAAGTACAGAGTTTTAGATTACAACAGTTGGAGCGAGTATGTAAAGAATGAGTACAATAAGATGAGGGAAAAAAACCTCAAAACAAGACAAAGAAAAGAAAGAAAGCAGTTAAAAGACACCCCAATAAATTTTAATTGGTAATGGAAGTATATCTTGTAAGCAGATGTTGTGGAGACACCTTTGAAGAGGTAGAAATTATAGAAGATTGGAATAATCAATACATTTGTTCTGATTGCGGAGAGTATTGCGATACTATGACAAATTATGATTACGGAGAATTAGTAAGATACGATAGAGATGAAGCAATGGAAGATGAAAGAAGAGCATTCAGAAGATGAAAGAAATACACGACATGATCTTAAAAGAAAAGATGAAAGAGAAACCTAACAAAAGATTTATACAATGGTTGCAAAGGTTGAATCAAGACATCTTAAAAAAAATTATAATAAACAGTTATAAAGGGAGGGAATAATCCCATTAATTAACGGGTACAGCCCATATATTAAATGTTTGCCCTTTATATTAAGGGGGGAGTTAAAAAGGCGATTTTGCCGTAACAGTTAATACTATTAGCTTTCCCCTTATAAATTAAATTAAATGAAAAGACTATCACAATATCTAGTTGATAAACTTAGATCTGAACAACATCTAAGAAACTACAATAAAGCAAATAGATTAGACACTATTGAAATGAATAATTATTTCAAAGAGTGCGATAAAATAGAAATAAAAGGTAGATTTGTATCTGCCTGTAAATACGCTTTGCCTATACCTCAAAGGGTAATTATCAAAAATGATATGAGCAAGTATAAATTAAATAAACAACTAACAGAAGAATATATAAATAGATATGAAAGAAATAAGAAAAACTCCTAACTACTATATAGGAAAAAATGAGTATGAAGCCATAGAGGTTATATACGGATTTTCCTGTTCATTCAATGTGGGTAACGCAGTTACTTATTTATTAAGAGCTGGAAAAAAAGGAGAGGAAGGTATGACTCAACTAGCCAAGCATATAGAGGATATAGAGAAAGCAATACATCATTTGCAAAAGGAAATAAACTTTCTTCACATTGACGATCTAATGAAAAAAGGAATGAGTTATAAGAAGGCAAAAGAAACAATAGAAAAAATTAATCAATTAAAAAAAGAAAATGAAAAGAGAAATATTTGATAAATATGCTACGGCAATAGCTGATAGGTTTCATCTTACTCTAGATGAAATGTTTAGTAAAACAAAAAAAAGAGAAATAGTAGACGCAAGACAAATGCTTTACTTTTTGTCTAGAGAAAGACCAATAAGAATTTCATATATACAAAAATTTATGGAAGACAACGGGCATATTGTTACTCATTCCACAATTATACATGGTTATAATAAAGCTAAAGAATCTGTTGACAACGATCAAGACTATGCTGACGTTATTAATCAAATAAAAAATGTATAACATAATAGATATATATAAACAAGCTATGAATGATGACGCTATGAAAATAGTAAGACATGATAATGTGAGCTATATAAACGTAGGCGTTAAGATAAGTAAGTTTCCAAGTAAAACAGAAATACTTAATTGTTCAAGAAACGGAGATTACTTTCAAGAAATATCTAGCGATGAATATAATATGTTCTACAATAATGGGTGGGAGGCAGGTTGTATTATTCTTGCAATATCTAACTGTGTTAGAAAACTAAAAATGATACAACAAAAAATGCAGGAAGAAGTTAATTCAAGAAAAAACGATAAGTTTATCAAAAACTTAAAAACAAAACGGGAGTTTGTTATGAAAAGATATTCTTATTATACACAAAAACTAATTAAACTAAAAAATCATGACAAAATTAAAAACAGTTAATATAAAAGGTAAAGAATATGTTGAAGTTAATACAAGACTCAAGTTCTTTAGAGAAGTATATCCCGAGTTTACTTTGGATACTGAGATCATAGAAATTACAGAAGATACCATAACAATGAAAGCCATAATTCTTAACGAAGAGGGTAGATTGATTGCTTCGGGTACGGCAAAAGAAAGAAGTGGATCTTCGTTTATAAACAAAACATCATATGTAGAGAATTGCGAAACCTCAGCGTGGGGTAGAGCATTAGGTAATTTTGGAATCGGGTTGGATACGGCTGTTGCGTCTGCGGACGAAGTTTCAAATGCCATCTTAAATGAAAAGAAAAAACCCACAACACCTACTAGATTAGAGTTAGTAGTTGATGATGAAAATTGGGGTAAAGTATTAAGCTATCTAGCTGATAATAAAGCTCTTGGCTTAGACAAGTTAGTAAAAAACTTAGAACAAAAGTATACTATAAAAGCCACAGTCAAAAAGGAATTGTCAAAACATCTTAAGTAATGGTAGAATCAAAATTAACTTTAGACCTTAAAAAATTAAAAGAGGACAAATATTATTATGGAGATTTTGGAAGACAATGGCTATCTAATTCTGATATAAGACATCTGCTGAATGATCCTAGAAAATTTAGGCAACCTCAAGAAGAAACCAAAGCAATGCTAGAAGGAAGGTTTTTTCATACAGCTATGTTAGAAAAAGAAAAGCTAGATAGTTATACATTACTAGACGTATCTAGCCGAAATACAAAAGCATACAAAGAATATTATGCAGAACATAATAAGATGGCTCTGCTAACACAGGAGGCACATAATATATTAGATGTTGTAGACGCAATGAAATTAAATGTAGAGATGTACGAAACTATATATGACAAAACAAATGAGTATGAAGTCCCTATGATAAAAAATATTATGGGTCTTGATTGGAAGGGTAAAGCTGATATTGTTTGTCAAGACAAACTTATAGATCTGAAGACAACCTCAGATATAAATAAATTTAAGTATAGTGCTAGAAAATACAACTATGATAGTCAAGCGTATATCTATCAAGAGTTGTTTGGTTTACCACTAGAGTTTTATGTAGTTGATAAAACAACATATCAATTAGGTATATTTACGCCAACTGATGAGTTTTTAGAAAAAGGTAAAGAAAAAGTAGAAGACGCAGTCTTTATTTATAATACTTTCTTTTCTGAAAACGCAGTAGAAGATATAAATCAAATTATTATACACGAAACATTATAAAACAGTAGAAGTTCCAACTACTATTTTTTGGAACAATTAATTAAATAAAATAATATGGATAAAAAAATTTATGTAGGTAGCGGGACTGAAAAGTTTGACGGCAACCTAGTTTCTTGCAGTTTATGTTTAACTGATCTTCCTGCTGAACACATTTTTGAGTATAGTGGAAAGAAATATATTAAGCTAAATGTTCAGAAGAAACAGCAAGCTGATGAGTATGGCAAGACTCATTATGTTGCTGTTGACACATGGAAGCCAGAGCCAAAGAAAGAGCAGGCTACAAAAGAAGAGGACTTGCCGTTCTAATAATTGTTAGGCACTATAAGGGTAGCCCACAACGGGCGAATAATTTTATTAACCATATTAAATCTTAATTTGCGTTTCATAAATTTTAAATGTTAAGCCTTTATAGTGCCTTTTTTTCAACAAAAGAAATGGAGATAACTATATTTAAAGACATTAAAAACACATCGCAACCTTTTTACAGAAACGTAGAGGTAGTTTTAACAAGAATAGAGCAGGGTAATTCTAAAGATATTGTTAAGAAGATAAGGTCTGAAAGAGATAAAGAAAAAAGAAACGAATTAAAAAAACTATTACCTGCTATTTGTTTTAGCGGAAAATTTACAAAGCGTAATGACTCATCCCTCACTCAGCATAGTGGCTTGATATGTCTAGATTTTGATGGGTACAAATCAAATAAAGAGTTACTTGAAGAAAAAGAAAAATTAGCTAAAGACAAATATATATTTGCAGTTTTTATTTCGCCTAGCGGTAAAGGTTTAAAGGCATTAGTTAAAATACCTGAAGATCTAGACAACCATAAAAATTATTTTAATTCTCTTAATAAACATTTTAATTCTGATTATTTTGATACTACGTCTAAAAATGTATCAAGGGTTTGTTATGAGAGTTACGATCCATTAATTTTTATAAACTTTACATCTAGTCTTTGGGATAAGATAGACGCACCAGATTTTGTAGAATTCAACAAATACAAAGACAAGCCAACCATTCCTGTAACTGATGAAAACAAAATAGTTGAAATACTTTTAAAGTGGTGGGAAGGTAAGTACGGCTTAAGAGATGGAGAGAGAAATAATAATGTATATATACTAGCTGCGGCTTTTAATGATTTTGGAGTGCCAAAAAATTTAGCAGAGTATGTCATGAGTAACTTTGACAGTAAAGATTTTTCTTCACAAGAAATTAAAAGAACAATAGACTCAGCTTATGCACAGGTACAAAACTTTGGAACAAAATACTATGAAGATGAGGATAAAGTTAATCAAGTAAAACAACAACTAAGAAGAGGTGTATCAAAAAAAGAAATCCGATG